TCGAGAACAAAGTCGAGAACAAAGTCGAGAACAAAGTCGAGAACAAAGTCGAGAACAAAGTCGAGAAAGAAGAGGTAAATTGTAAAAGAATAAGTAATTGTATTTTATAACACACTTTTTAACGAATATTATAATATTATATTATAATATATTATGCCTAATAGAAAAAAACTAACTCGGAAAAAGAGTAAACAACGAGGGGGTAAAAGAGTAAATAAAAAAACAGAATCAAAAAAAAGAAAAAAAATATCGAAACGATTAAAACCTGAGAATATAGGGAAGATATTATCAAACATTCATATTCTATTATCATTCCCCTCGATTGAATTCTTACCTTCAACGAATATATTTAGTAAGAACAATACAGGACATTACTTACAGATGATTGACTATCAGGATTTGGCGAATATTATTAATCAAAAACCAAAATATAAGAAATCACCGACAATTCAGAATATATTTAATTATCAATCATATAAATTGGAGAATGAAAATGAAATTATCTTTAACTATAAAAACATCCAATGTGATAATTTAATTATGAAAGAACAAAAGAACTACAATGTAAAACTTTTATTCTTATATTTACTTGAATGTAATATTGAAGAACGATTAAAAAAGATTATTCAGACTGGTGGTGACCAAGAATATGATTTTGAAAGAATGATTGATTATGATGTCGAACAAAAAAAAGATGAATTCGCTGAATACGAAGAAAAGGAAGAAGAAGAAGAAAGAGAGAGGGAGTTGGAGAGGGTTCGTGAATTAGAAAGGGAAAAGTTTATGGAAAGAAAGAGACTTGAAGATGAGATGAGAGAACAATATACAAAGAGAGAAGAACAAAGAGAATTAGAACAAAAAAAGGAATTCGAAGAAGAATTGGAAGAACAAACAAAAAAAGTAGTTGATCTCGAGGCGGATGAAAAAGAAAAAACAATTAAAGAAGAAATCAAAGAAGAAAAAGAAGTCCTTGATGAAATAAAAGAATACAAAGAAGAACTACATGGAAATAAGGAAGAAACGATGAAAAAGGATGAACGAATGATAGACGAAGAGATTAAAAGAAAAGAAATGTTTGAACAAAAAATACTTGAAGAAGAGAGGAAAATGAGAGAAAAAGTTATGCAAGAGAAAATAGAAATGGAGAAAAAAATTGAAATTAAACTGAAAGGTTTTGAAGAATTTTTAGAGAATAAAAAAATATCAAATATTTCACGGAACTCCTTCGCTGTATATAATGTAAATTGGTTCCATGTATGTTGTGGAATTGAAAAGTATGATAGTACTTTTGAAGAAAATATTCATCAACAGATAAATGATATGGGGCTTATTATTAACGAAAATCAAATCGTAGATAATCTTACGAAATTATTTGAAGATAAAGAGGAAAAGATTATGTTTAAAAATATGATTAAAAATAGATTGATTACTTGTTCAGAAATTGATGAACCTTCATTTTTTGACAAACTATTTACCGATTCATTTGGAACATTCAAAAAATGCGATGAGAGATCACCACAATCAATATTATATTTATATGATGATTATAATAAGTTCCTTGAACGAGATATAGAATTATCAAAACTAGATAAAGTCCTACTCTTAATTTATTGTGAAACAAGGCAACATACTTTATCAAAATATATTTCACTTGAAATCATACGAAAAGAAAATGAGAAAAAAAAGAAGGCAAAAATCATGTCTATCCTCGATAAAATAATGGAATCCGATAAAAGTATCATTAAGAAGAATGATCAATTATACAAAGAACAAACGAAATTAAAATACGCTGATTTCAAAGAAAAAAAGATGCAGGAAATGAAAGAACAAAACCGTGTAAAAGAATTGGTAAGTGATAATAACATTATTATTCAAAAAAATAAAATAAAAAATCTAATTGATGAAAAGACTCTTGGAGAACCAAGGAAAGAAAAAGAACAAGCGCCTGGCTTTTTTGACAAATTGAAAGACCTATTTGAAAAAAATTCAGAAAATCCTACATTCGAATTAAAACTAACACCTAAAGAAAGAGAAGCATATCAAAAAGCGATGAAAAAAATGAAAGGAGGGGGATCCATTGAATATGAATCAACTGATAAAAGTAAGAATGAGATATGTAATAAAATAAAAACAGAAAAAAATATTTATAAACATCAATTAGATATGATTAATCATTGTTAGAATCCAGACATTTCAAAACTTTCATCATTACAATAATCATCTTCATCATAGGAACTATCCTCTAATAATTTTTCTATATTCTTATCTGTAATATGAATAGAGCCATCGTGATCTAAGTCTAATGTTTCAATTTCTTCCATTAGCTTCCTTTCATCAAGTAAAATATCGCACATTCCTGTTCCAGCTTTAATTGTTTGACCCATCATTATATTACTTGAGACACCATTTAATTTATCTTTTTCACCAAAGATACCCGCTTTAATTAATTGATCTGTAGTATCTTCAAAAGAACATTTAGCTAATGGACCGGTATCTCCACGATTAATTCCTTGACGATTAATAGCTGTTAAGTAACCCCTATTTGTCATAATATCACATAATAATTCAATATGACGATTATTAATATACGATGCATCACTCATTACACTTGTAATTTCTTCAATTAATAAATTCCTTGCCGCCTCAATACCTAGAACTTCATATATTTCAAGAATATCATTTGAATATGTGTTTGCAAAGTCTACAAATTCGGAATTGAAAACATCAAGAATATTCACACCATCTGTTTCAAGGACCCATACTTTTTTTGAGGTAATTTCATTTTCTTCTTTTTGATAGAATTGTTTTTCATTCATTACAATATTTGTAATGCCTTTAATACCTTTAATAATAACATTACTAAGGATATCTTCTTGAATATTTTTAAATATAGATAGAACATCTGTCTGATCAGAAAGTCCATTTAAGAATTCATCTTGATCCCCTTTAAGGTCTGCTCGTATTGAAATACGTCCAATAAGTTCCTTTGAATTATCATCTGAATAAATGAATTGAATTTTTTCACTATCATAATTAATAATTGATAAATAGACATCTTCCATTACAATACCATTCTCCATCATTAATTCTTTATTAAACGTAAAACGAATGATCCATGGAGCTGTATCTTCATAATCATAATCATTACCTTTTTCCATATGAAGGAACTCTTTATAAATTTCAAGAATACCTTTATCTTCTTCAATATCTGTTTCATAACTAGTATTTTTAGGATCATAATAAATTTGCGTTTTAGTAACAATATCTTTAATAACTGTAAATTCAATCTTATTTTTTGCATATTGTGATTTATTTTGATTTTCTCTGATATTATCTTTCAAATAAATGATAGTTGATGGAGACTTTAAATTTTTTGTAACCCCTAGCAATTCCCTTAAACGAGGGATACCACGAATTACATTTGATTTTGCACTTACACCAGCATAGTGAAAGGTATTAAGTGTCATTTGTGTAGCAGGTTCCCCGATACTTTGAGCAGCAACAGCACCAACCATTTCACCGGGACTAATTCTTGACTTTTCGAAGAGGTATTCAATATATTGAGTAATCTGATCATATTCTTCTTTCTGAATCTTAAAATGACTAATTAGGATTTTCGGATGTAAATGAATATCAATAAGAATATGAATTAGACGATTGTTATGAAATCTTTCATTGACAATTAGCTTCTGTTTTAATTGTTCATTCTTTTCTAAAATTTCAATCGGAGAAATGTTCGATAATTCTTCCTTTTTTAAGCATAGATTTGAAGTAATCCTTTGTAAATGAATTGGATAATTGATCATTGTTTCAACTTGTTTTGATTTGAATATATCATAAAAGATATAGTTTTTATGATCTAATAGTCTATAGAAAGAATCGGAAAATTGTTCCTGAAAATCTTTCTTTTGTTCCATTTCTTTGATTGCTTCCCCTGTAATTAGTTTTTCCCAATTGGTAGTCTCATTGAATAAGAATTTTTTTGCTATCTCTTCTGTGGTTAGATTCATTATCATTAATGATTGTGATTCTACAGAACATGCATCCATACCATCTTCACCATAAATATATTGAATAATACATCCAGAATTATTTCTCACAGAGAAATCATATTCAACCCTCAGATCCTCCATTGATTTCATTAACTTTCGTTGAATATAACCTGTTTCTGATGTCTTAACTGCTGTATCAATTAATCCTTCTCTCCCCCCCATCGCGTGAAAGAAATATTCTTGAGGGGTCTGTCCTGAAATAAAGGAATTTTCAACAAACCCCCTTGCTTCTGATGAATCATCATACTTACTATAATGAGGCAATGTTCGATCAATGTATCCATAGGGAATTCGTTTACCATCTACATTCTGTTGTCCTAAACAGGCTACGATTTGTGCAATATTTGTTGATTTACCCTTGGAACCACTATTGACCATATTCGTAACTCGATTCTTCTGATCTAGGTTTTCAAGACCAATATTACCTGTTTGTCGAAGTGTATCATTCAGGAGTGAATTTACCTTCCCCTCGAAATATTCAGTATTGGACTGCCCTGAAAAATTTTCAAAGATATTTAAATGAATTTCCTGTGTAATCTTATCAATTTTAATTTTATTCTCCTTAATTACAGAAGAAATCTTATTGTATGTTTTAGTATCAGCTACCATATCACCAATACCAACACTAAATCCTTCAATTAGAAGAAAGTAGGAAGTAATTTTTTGAAGATCATCAATAAAATCTTTGCACCTTTCAGGGCCAAGGTCATTATAGATTGTATGAATTAATCCTTTGGATGTCTTTGTAAATACACCTTTATCAAGGCCTCCAGAGACTATTTCTCCATTCTCAATAATAACTTTATTCATTTGATCCTTAATCGGTTTATCCTCATTAAGAGTATCGTATGAATCATTCGTTAAAACCAAATTAATATTATTGGGGATAATATAAGATAGAATACTCTTTCCAGACCAATAATGGACATCCTTACCATGAAGGTTAACTTTCATAGTTGAATTGGGCAATATGCCATCAAATGTACTTAGTGTAGTAATTATATTCATTACCTGGTTACGATTAAAGTAAGCTGTTTCAACAACCGCTTTCGAAATATCACCGGAACTTGATTTGGCGGTTGGATAGATATTGGTATTGTTTGAGAAGTAATAGGAATCCGAGGATACCGATGGATAATGGATTATTTCACCCTTTGTTAACTTATTGATCCCTAACAATGTATCTTGAACAATGGTAATAATCGGTTTATTTTCCCTGGGAGAAATGATTTGATATTTGACAGATGCAATATTCATTAATTCAGAAACCGTTGCAATGGATTGAGGGGCATGCATATTCATTTCATCGCCATCAAAATCAGCATTGTAAGGAGGTGTAACACTTACATTTAAACGAAATGTGTTACCTTTCATAACCCTTACACGATGACCCATCATACTCATTCTATGAAGGGAGGGTTGACGATTGAATAGTACATGATCACCATCCATTAAATGACGATGAACGATATCTCCATTATTGAGTTCAATATCAAGGATATTCTTTTCTGTAATTGTTTTTTTAATTCCATGTTGAACTACCATTTTAACCCCTGGATATTGACTTACACCATTATTGAGTAATTCTATCATTCTTTCACGGTTATAATCATTAATAATTTCGGGATAGGTTAGATTCTTCGCAATCGTATATGGAACACCTAATTCATCTAATTCAATATTTGGATCAGGAGTAATTACACTTCTCCCTGAGAAGTCAACCCTTTTCCCCATTAGATTATTACGGATACGTCCATCCTTACCCTTTAACCTTTGTCGAATTGCTTTTAATGGTCTCCCCGAACGATGAACTGATTGAGCAACACCAGGTAATTCATTATCAACTAATGTTGCTATATGATATTGAAGAACTTTAGTCCAGTCATTAATAACTTCCATACGACTTTTATTTTCAATCTTCTGTTTCAAAGTATTATTACATTTAATAATATCACATAATTTATGTGTTAAATCATCATCCATACGTTGTGAATCATCTTGTTTCACCGAAGGACGAACAGAAGGGGGAGAAATAGGGAATACAGAACATATCATCCATTCAGGACGACACCATTGATCTGAAAAACCTAAGACATGGACATCTTCATCTGTAATTCTTTCAAGAATCATTTTTACGTTTTCAATCGTTAGATGTTGTGTTTTCATACTTGAATCTTCGACTTCTAATTTATTCCAAACAGCATAAATACCGTCCATTCCCTCTATTTTGATTTTATCAGGTTGTTTGGCTCCACATCCATCTTCAGTTTCTTGGCCACACCTTGATATCTTCTGTGATAGATTATAGATCTCACTCCAACGATACTTATTAGATTTCTTTAGAAGATTCTTAACTTGTGCTGATTCTTTATTAATAAGTAACTTTGAACACTGAATACATGTACACTTTAATACTTTCTGAAGTACTTGAATAAATTGATAATGATACACAGGGCGTGCAAGTTCAATATGTCCAAAGTGACCGGGGCAATTAATATTTCCTTGACCACATGTCCCACATATTTTATCCATTTCTGTAGAGCCCATACGAATATCAAATAACCCCTTAATAATAGGGTTATCTTTGTCATATGTTTCATGTTTTGTTACTTCGACTACCGAACGTTTCCTTATTTCTTCAGGAGACATGATACTAAATTGAAGACCAACAACATTATTAGTTTCTGGTTCAATATAATTCCCTTCATTCATATTATATATACTTATTAATTTTTTTTTAAATAATCTTAATCAAATTTTAAATTAAAATTAAATAAATTTGAAAACTATTTTTTTATTTAAACAATTATAACAATTTAATTTAAATGTCAGAATCGGAACATTCGATGATTACTCGTTCAATGAAAAAAAAACTAGATTTAATTCCCCCTAACAATGCAGATAACAATGATGAATTAGATGATCAAGGAAATCTAAAAGGATTGATTGATTATGAATGTGATGAAACATTCGACAATGATATGTTTCAAAAAGAATTGAGAAGATTAAGAGGGGGTAATTTATCTCCAAGCATCCATTCCAGCCCTACAAAGAAGGCACGTAAAAAGATGAAACAGAAAGGGAATAACAAATTACCAAATATGTTAGCATCATATATGTTAATGAATCTTTTTAATTCATTAGGAGATAAAAAGATAAAAAAGAAACATAGACGAAAAGATAATATTCTAATAAATATTATGGAAGCAGAAGAAGATATTGAATTAAGCGAAAGTGATATAGAACTTAGTGAAGAAGAAGAAGAAGAAGAAGAAGAAGAATCAGAGGATGAGGAATTTATTGGTGAAGAATACAGTGATGATGAAATAAGTATAATTACTGCTTCTTCAGAGGAGGAAATAGAAATGGATGAATATGATGAAAAATACATCGAAATGGAAGATGACCTTGTTGAAGAAGAAGATAATGATTTTAATTATTTCCAAACACTTGTTTCTGAAAAGAAGGAAAAACATTTAACCGAGCTTCAAGAGATTAAAGATATTCGTAATACGGCTGTCCCTTTAAAATTTAAGATACTTGAATCTGATATGGATTTGAAAACAAAATCAATTGCTATTGGAAATATAGAGAAGTTAAGTGAAATGGATGTTTCAACCGGTGAATATTGTAAAATGGATAAATGGATCAATGGTTTAATTAATATTCCCTTTGGGAAGATTAATGAATTACCAATTAATAATGAAAATACCTTTGAAGAGAAACGGGAATATTTAGTTCAAACACAGAAAAAACTTGATGAAGCAATCTATGGACATCAAGATGCTAAGATGCATATTTTACAAGTGATTGGTAAATGGATTAAAAATCCTCAATCTCAAGGAAATGTTTTAGCTATCCAAGGACCCATGGGGAATGGGAAAACGACATTAGTGAAAGAAGGAATTGCGAAAGCAATTAATCGCCCCTTTGCATTTATTGCCCTAGGTGGTGCTTCTGATTCATCATTCTTTGATGGTCATTCATATACTTATGAAGGATCTCATTGGGGTCGAATTGTCGATATTCTGATTGAATCAAAGTGTATGAATCCAATCATCTACTTCGATGAGTTAGATAAGATTAGTGAATCAGCGAAAGGTGATGAAATTGTTCATCTTCTAACCCATCTAACAGATCCATCACAAAATTCACTGTTTCAAGACAACTATTTCCCAGGAATCCATTTGAATCTATCCAAAGCATTGTTTATCTTTTCATTCAATGATGAATCAAAACTTGATCGTATTTTGAAAGACAGAATGTATGTCATCCATACAAAGGGCTTTAAACCAACCGATAAGATTTCAATTTGTCGTAATTATGTCCTTCCTGAACTATTGGATACATTCTTATTCTCAAAGGAAGAGATTTTATTCCCTGATGATACAATCCTTCATATTATTGAAAGATTTACAGGGAAAGAAGAAGGAGTGAGAAATTTAAAGAGATGTTTAGAAACAATTATTTCAAAGATAAATATTTACTATTTATCTCAAAAGAAAGAAGAGAAAGAAGAAGAGAAAGAAGAAGGGAAAGAGAAGAAAGAGAAGGAAGAAGAGAAAGATGATTTACCAATGACATTTAAAATTAAGGATTTTAAGTTACCACTAACTGTAACACTTGAAATTGTGAAAGAACTTTTACCTGTGCAGAATGGAGATCAACCTCCAGAACATATGTATATGTGAGTATTATGTTATTCTTATGGTCTAGATATCCTAGTGCTATTGTTGACCGTGCTTATTAGAACCAATTTTTTACGTAAGCTACCATTTTATTCTGTAAACCTGGTTTCACACCTTAATTTTTTTTATAACAACGCCACGGATTTGACGAAGTTGACTGCGGTACTGCCCCTACAGGGTGACCGTGACATATGACATAGGGGGTGGCGGCGTTTTGGACGCCTTCACCATGAAGACCATTTGGATGGACACTAAAAGAATCACAATTAGTATCATCTTCACATGCTTGTTCACATTCGCTGATACTAGTGAACGTTCCATCGTGAAGTCCGGTATTCCAAGGACCTGTACCGGGACCGTTGCTGTCAGTCGCCCCACATAACTCATTATTTCCTGTAGTACTCCATCCATCCATGGCCCTCGAAGATTCTATTTCATATTTACATATTGCAAATTCATTGTTGAGCCGTGTTACTTCAAGACCATCTGTATAACTATTTTCGGTTGTATTCATAAGTATTTTTTTAGATGATTTATCATAATAACATCCAAATGGGTGATCTCCAGAGGCTTTCTCTTCTACTTCGACAGAATATTGATCACCTGTTTTAGTGAGTGATGAAATGGTATTAGTCCCTGTTTTTACACTAGAATCGAGAATATTATAGCCTTGAAGAACTTTTACAGCATCAATACATGTAGTATCATCCGTAATATGTTTTAAACCTTCTTCTTCAGCACAGTTTCCATTATGGGAAATAATGAATGAACTCTGATAAGTTGCTAGCGCATCAATCCTTACACCACAAACATCACTTTCAAAGTCGCCCGGAAGATCTAAGCACGCATTATCTTGGTGTTTGTTTGATCGAGGACCCTCAGTAATCCAGATGGAGCTTGCGTGTTCTCTTTTGTCGGAGGCCATACACTTTCTTTGTTTTGTCGCCGCAGTTAAGGTCCGACCGTTTTTTATGCTGTCCGACGTCAAGCCACCGGTTCCTCCCCCGCCCCCCCCACCTGTCCAAGCCTCCATATCATCATCATATAATATGACCTTCCCACATGGCCCAGAAATTTTATATGAATCTCCTCCGTTTTTGCCACGGCCGCTGCCATATCCATCCACAGTGTGAGACTGGGGTTCCCAATGTGTCTTTCCAGAACCGGTGATTGTATTCATGATGTTTCCTTGGCAGCCGTCTTCTTCATAAAACTCAATTTTACAATCATTTGAATTGTTTATATGACCATATTTATTAATTTCTTTTTGTCCTAATGAAGTAATAATAGATGGAATACAACATTTGTCTCGATCAATATCACCATAATCACATGTTTCACCTTCACAACTTACATCCTTTTTTGAAGGGTCATAAATGTAACCTTCTCCACAAACGGGAGGCTCAACGATTACATAATTCATCCCTTCGAGGGCTTGTTTCCAAGCAGTTGTTCTAGTATTTTGGGGAACATCCCAATTAACTGTTACTCTTTTAGTATTCCCAGAGTAATCGGTAATTGACCCAGTCCACTCTCCAATAATAATATTTTTTCCATTATATTCATCATCATCTTCACTCGAAACATCCTCTTGTAAACGGAATGTTCCATCTGTTAAGCTTATTTCACCTACTATTCCTTGAGTAATTATTCCCCCTTTACATGTATCATTTGGTTTACAACAAACATCCCTATCCACATTCATTGAATCACATGTCGACCCTTGACAACGTTTTAAAAGATCTTCAGCACTTGTAACTGGATAATAATTATCAGGACATGTTATTCCCTGTCCAGCAGCCAAATCCCCACATGTTGCGGCATTTGGATTTCTACATACTGTTACATCACCTGGTAGGGCATCTGATGGTGATACATAATGTTGACCATTACCAGGAGTACACGAAGCACTTTCACCATTAATGGTGCCATCCGCAGAACATCCACCTGCTGGGGAATATAGTGGTGCCCCCATTGGGTGTGTAGAGGGACATGGAGTACATCGATAATTAATTGTGTTCCCTACTTTTTCAAGCTTTTCCCCCGCACCACAAAGACGCTTCTTACATACAGTATTCGTTCTTGCTGCTGACCTTGGTTCAGTATGTTGGTGATCATTTGAAAAATTGGTAGTATTTCCGGCTGGATAGGATCCAATTTGATCACACTCAGTTACTCCAGGACAACAATCAATACAAAAATCTGTTCCAGATGCACCACCACTAGTATCTTGACGATGGTCTTGTGGACAAGGTTTTTGTAATAATAATGTATCAATGTCTTCGATTAAGCCTGTAATTGTATTTTTTTCTGAACCATTTGGACAGGTTGTTTCATTCAAAGTAGTTAATTCATCAATCATCGTTGTTAAATCTTCTTCTGAACATGATGCTGGTGAACTACCACAACGTGATATTGTATGGCTTGCTTCAGTGACAGAACCCATATATACAGCACCAGAACACCCCGCAACACAAGTCGTAGCTTCATATGGGGAAGTTGATCCAGGGGGTGGTACAATATCTTCAAGATGTACAGTATGGACATGAGCTGCTTCAAGGTTACCTCCACATGGTGAGCAACTACAAGTCCATTCAGAACCTGTTTCTGCCCCTGTTGCTTCTGCTGCTGCCGCATCTGTAGTTACATCAGTTGGACTTGTCCCTGGAACAGGTTGAGAAAGGTCTTCATTACCTGGACCTGCTGTATCACTTACATGTGGAGTGGAAGAATCCGGTGGAGATACCTGGCCTGCCCTAGTGGTTTGAGTACAAACTATCTTTTCATTATTTTCGCAAAGCGGTGATTTACATGTCGCTATTCCTACCATATTCGGATTTGTTTTTAGGAATGGAACACCACCTGAAAGTGAATTTGTTTTTCCAGTTGGGCATCTCACACACTCACCATTTTGAATATAACTATCGTGTTTGCATTGTAAACATGTTGAATAAATAGGATCATTTGGTCTAAAATTACCCTCATTTGTTTCCTGTCCTATGCATGGACGACATAATCCACCACCGGGAACATCAGGATCAGACCTTTGTCCACCTGTACATGGTGCTTTCTCACATGGTGTTGGCGGACCATTCGGATCATGTTGAGTATATGTTGTTTTCGTTGCCGATGGTAAACACCGAACGCAATTATGGTTCTGATCAACGTGATAACCTAAAGCACATAGATCTTTTAAAGGAGTCGATGAACTTACAGTTTCTCGGGTAGCCCCCTGACCTACTTGAACGCAAAATGTATCTGATTCTGTGGCATCGTCGGGAGATTGGATAGGAACAATACTTGATTCTAATCCATCTGGACATGCTTCACAACAACATCTTTCTCCACATGTACCGGTTTCCCCTTCTCCAACACAAATAATCTTTTGAGTATTGCTACAGAATGGCCTTTTACATTCAGTATCTGAGCTTGGAGGACCACTTCCAGCACTATTAACCTTTCCTTCTGGACAACTTACGCAAGATCCACTTACTACATGATAATCTTCTGGACAAGGCTGTTTTACAGAACACGTTGTATCTGGTCCATTCGCGGGAGCGATAGAAGAACTCTTTACCCGAAAAGAACCATCAGGAAAAGTTTCACATGGTTGACATGTCTTATTCGATACATATTGTTCTAGAGAACATGTAACTGCTGCTGTGGCAGTCACGCATGAGAATGTGGACGTATCCCATGAACATGATATATCTTCACCACATGTAGAGGCATTCGTGTGGTTCGCACATTCACTTGATCCCTTTTCTTTTTCTTTTTGTTCCTCTACGTAGTAGTAAATGAATAAACAGAAAATACTACAACAAAATAGTATTATAACGATAAACACCATAGTCATATCATTTCCACCCTGTGCCGAATACATTTGTGGGGCCATCATTGGATTCAACGCCATTTGCATTATAGAGTATTATAATAATAGAATATAAAAAAATAAATAAGTAATAATATAAAAATTATTGAGTATAAGTATTTAGTTATATTTAATTTTCTGATTATTTTTTTGGAAAAAATAAATAAGGATCCCAAAAATATTGAAAGATTATAAATGGTCCACAAAAATTACAAATGGAATCTTTCGAAGGAAAAGGGAAGGAGGCTGATATTTAATATGATAGATACTATTCTAAAAGAAAGAAAAGATCAAAAAATACATATCGATGAACTTCACTTTTTACTTAATAATCGGACCAAAAATACCAATATTATGAATAATAAAAAGAAGAAAAATATTCATAGTTTTATGAAAGTAGTTTATGGTGGACTCATTCAATTCCTGGACGATTATGATGAATTTATGCTAAAGAAAGTAAATGATGGATACATAGTTGAATTAAATAATATAGAATCCAATGATTGGATTATTGTTAGAAATGTATAAAAAAATATAAATTATATAATATAATATTATATAATATAGAATGTTTGATATTGACCGTAATTTACAGATAGTTATCGTAATATTTATTGGAATTTTATTGGGCCTTTATAAAAAAAAACCAAGTATCATGTTTCATAATGATGGTTCAGCAAAACAATTTGGTACTGGTCCAAAGAAAACAACAACTCCTGCATGGTTAGTATCTTTGTCGATTACTTTGTTAATTTATTTACAATTGACTGTGAAGGATGGTGATTTTGTTTAAAAATAATATTTTATTTTGAATAAGTAATTAGTTATGAGACCTCAATTAGTAGAGTATGAAAAAATATTTAAAAAAAAACAAGTCAATGAAGTAAAAAACATTCCGAAACAACCAAAAATTCCTGAAAAACAAATGAATAATTTTAACTTCTTTATGAATAGTATTGGAGTAATTATCCTTATTGTTGGATTTGGTATACTCTATCATCGTAAAACAAATAAAGAAGAGAATAGAAGGAAGTATAATCAAAGAGTTATTCAATTATATCACGATATTAATTAATTTTTTTTATAATTTATATGTAATAAATGGATCAATATTTAGAAAAATTAGAGGTATTTTATGATGAAAAAATGAAATACCTTACTAAAAAAGATAAGTTTATTAAATGTCAAACTTGCGAGAACGGAAAGATATTTCACGAAAGTAAAGATGAATTAATTTTATCATGTGGATCAGGAAAAGATGATAAATGTGGACCCCAAATTAAGATTCAATTACCAAAATATACACACTATGTAAATAGGATTGATGAATTAAAAAATGACTTGAATGATAAGTATAATTGGGAGATATTGCAAAAATACCTTGATGTATCTGAGGAAGCAAAAAATTTTGAAGAAAACAGAGAAAAAATAAATGAAGAAATTGAAAGAATTGAGAAATTATACTTTGAAAAGAATATGGCTCTCAAAAAGGAACAAATACAAGTCTTTTATGATGAAAGGATCAATAAAACAAAAGAATGTAAAGAGATTATCAATAAACTAAATGATAATGATAATAAAGAATCAAAGGATGAATTAAGAAAAAAGTATATTCTACTCGTTGGAGAGATCAATAATGAGTATGAACAAATTCAGGAGCTATTAAAAGATATGAATCCGTTTTTAATTGATCAAGAACCAGAAGTCACTATCCTACACAACACGCATGAATACAAGAAAGAGAAAAAGAAATCATCAAATAGGGAATTCGATGAAATACTCATTGACAAAATACTCGAAACTTTCATAAAAAATGCAGGTTTCTTAACAAAAGAGGATTATTATAAGATACGTGGTAAACATACCACCCCTTGGGGGAATTCATTATTTCGGCACCTTCAGAATAAAGGTGAACGTCCATGGAAACAGAAAGAACAAAAAAAATATGGAGATATTATTGAAGAACCAAAATCAAAGGATCCAGATAGGATTAAACTAACAGAACAATGGATAAAGTATTTAATAAAAGAATTTAAAATAGGAATGAAAGTATCATGGATATACAAGGAAAAGAAAAAAATGGGTGTGATTAAAGAATTAAAAGGAAAGGGGGCATTAGTCGTCGATGAAAGAGGAAAAGAAAAGGTTCGACAATTAAATAAATTAATGATTGAGGATTAGATTAGATTGGACAGCTTCATAGCACGGATCATACGAGTAACACCAATTCCACCACCCGATCGTTCAAAGAAGTCATTCTTTAAAAATTCTTCTAATTCATTCTGAACACGTTCTTTGCCGAACTTTTCATAAAGGATATCAGCATACCCTCCTTCAGAAATAGTTTCAAACTTTTCTTTCATTTCTTCCTTAGAAGTACTCCTTTCAGCCGAACCAATGGTTTCAATTCCATGAATAATAACATCAATCTTATTTGAATGGACTTTATCTTCTTGAAGTCTCATATTCCAGAAAGGGGAGGTTCTTTCCGGAAAGTTTTCTAGAAAGAATACACTTCCATAATCTTTTTCTAATTGTTCTTCGTGTTCATGCTCCAATTCATCAACACCATATTTTTCACATACTTTGTCATAATCATCCCCCGGATATTCTCCATTTTCATCCTTCCGAAAACCTAAATATTCAAGAAGTTCTTTCTCAACCTTACGTAGTTCATCCATACCACCTTTTAATTCAAATTCAAACATAGGGAATATTCTGTCATGTCTTCCAGGTACAGGGTTAGGTTCATTTCGATAAGAAGTTGAAACACAAAAGAATCCATTTTCTTCGGGATGTTCTAATAAATAATGTTCTAACCACATTTGCCCCGTTTGTGGCAAGGGCCAAATATCTCCTTCATAATTATATGTGGCAATTGTATTAGGGTCTTCACATGCAGCTAGAATACTTTTTTTATTCTGGGTATGTACTTCTTTAAAACCCTTTTCTTCTTTAAAGAACATCCTTAATTTACTAACAACAGCATCAAAATTCCTATAATCCGCCCCTTCCATTTTTTTAATACTATATATTTTTTTTTTAAATATTTTACAATTTATTTTTTTAATTTTTTATTTTTTTAATTTTTAGTTTTCCCTCAAGTTTCTTTTTTTTTAATTCATCTAGGACATCATCATAGGATAAGCCTATTTTTTTAATATTGAATTTCCTTTCTTTCGCAAATTGAATCACGAACTTAAAGAAGAAATAACCAAAGAAAATGAAAAGAGTAATTGCTAAGATTGCAATTAATCCATTGACTAAATAGTTATCATATATTTCTTTATTCCAACGTGAAATGGTTGAATAAATAGATTCTTCTTCTAATATGTCTTTAACTTCTTCTTCTTCTAATATTTCTTTTTCTTCTTCTAATATTTCTTTTTCTTCTTCTAATATTTCTTTTTCTTCTTTTTCTTTTATTTTTTGATTAATATCCATTATTTTTTGATCAATGAGATCTAATCTTTGATTCATTTCATCATTTGTTAGAGTTTTCATTTGAGTATTTAATCTTTCTTCGAGGAGTTTCATTTTTTGTTCATGAATATCACATGTTCCAAGGGTAAAATTCTCAATTGTTTTTTTATTAATAAAGAGTAATAATAAAACAGAAATTATTAAAAGAATAATAGGATCCATTTAAATATATACTATGAAATAAAAAAAATATTAATTATAATAAAGATGAAAACATTACTTTTAACATTATTCATTGCGAATGCTTTATTCTGGGGTTTATTTCCCCATAACGCTCATTGCTTATTTTTAGATAATGTGAATAAAATTCTAAAAACAAATATCCGCTGTCCACCCCACCATATTCATTTATTTATGGGTATTTTCTTCTATTTAGCATCTATCTATATTTCACAAAAAGATTCAAAAGAATTTAAATCATTAATGCCCGGGTTGAGTATGTGAATGAGCATGACATAGAGTATCTCCATACTCTAAGCACATGTTACTGGTGCATAAACCCAAATTACCATTGGTTACTTGGCACAGATTACATCCATCATACCATAATATACAGTCCAAGGGAATTGGATTTTGGATTAATTCTGAAGGGTTCAGAGGAAAAGTAACACTATATTCTTTCCACGAATCATCATTTACTTTTCTTCCTTGAATATTCATAGTAACTACTTCATTTATATAATTTGGTAAGGTTATTTGTCCTAATAAATATTCATTTTGATAATTATTACCATTTGGATTTATTTTAAAGATAGCACCATTACTTGTTGAAATCGATTTTGTTTCACTCCATTCATTAAAATCAATTCCAATAGTTGATAATCTATTATCAGGATCTCCATCTGTAATATCAATGGTAATCCATGAATCATACAAGGAATCAGGGAATATTTGAATAATACTCGGAGAAACACCTCCAATATCTGAATTAAATGGACCATCTATCTGATATGCTGGGGGGAGGTACATTTCATGAGCACTACTTTCTCCAAATAAAGCATATATATTTTTAACATAATTATGATCTTTTATTAATACTGATAATTGATATGTTGTATATCCAACGATACCACCTTCTGAACAATGTGTAATTTCAGTTATTTTAGGACATACATAATTGTATCCATTACAATCTGGTTGTTGGATTGGACATGGATTAGGGTCAGGCTGTGGGGGAGGGGGTAATGTTTCTTCAGGTGGAGGTGAAGGGTATGGCATACAGTTTATCCTTCCACACCCTTCAGTACAGCCACATTCATCTATATCTGGAGATGAATAAAAACAATCGGGGCCTGGTGGAGGACATGGTGTCGGTGGAGGACAAGGAGAACATGGTTCCGATGGTTCTTCTATTGGAACCATATCACATTCTGGAGGACATGCAATACTTTCAAGTCTCTGTCGATATAAACAATCTCTACAATTCGTAAAACTATCTCGACAAGGTGTTTCTGATATTCGGATACAGGATTGAGTATCTTCACACCATGAGAACCCCTCTATCATTAAACAACCATTTTCATCCCTCGTAATTGGTCTATCTGGTGAAGAAGGTTCACTCCCATGCCCAGTTATCGAGGAAAAAATAGTACCCAAAATAAATATTAAATAAGATAACTTCATTTTATTAGTATTTATTATTTTTTTTTTTAAATATTAGTCTATTGATTTTAATTAAAATATAATTAATTAATATATTATGTCTTTACCTCGGGGAACAGTATCAGGTGCTGCTTCCGGTTTACTCATGGCTATTACGGAAATAGGGACAGGGGAAATAGTTAAACTTCGAGGTGATTTAGATGTAACCGGGACGGTTTCTATGGATACCCATTTAAAATTGGATGCTACAAAGATAACCGCAGGAGAGTTGGCATCAATCGATGGTACATCTTTTGGAACAGCAACAGCAAATAAAGCAATGATTGTTGATTCCAATATTGATATTGGAAATATACAAAATATAAGTATAACAAATAATGTAAATACAAAAAATGTAAATATCCAGGATGGAGATCAAGTATTTACAGCAAACAATGACACTGGAAGTGGATGTGTTATTAAATTTCAAAAATCAAATAATACAACTGATGGAGAGTTTTCATTAGTAACATCAAATACTATACTAGGATCAATTGAATGGTATGGATCAGGATCATCAAGTTACTATAAAGGAGCAAGTATTCATGCTATAACAGCAAACACCCCTGGAGATATAAATGATATGCCAACATCCATTGTTTTTTCAACAACAGCAGATGCATTCGGAACCCCCGTTGAAAGATTACGAATTGATGAAAAGGGGGATATAAATATTGAAAACGGAGGTGAAATACGTCTTTGGGACGAAAATGCTAGTGGTGATTATGTTGGATTTAAAGCGCATGCGGATACAGGTAATTCATACACACTGGTAATGCCCCCTAGCCTAGGTTCCTCAAATCAATATCTAATGACCGATAGTAGTGGGAATTTGAACTGGAACTCAATCGCAGGATCAACACATGCTATTAATTCATGTAGAATAGCAACAACGACAGAATTAACTCTAAGTTCAGGATTTGTACATAATGAAACAATTGATGGTGTTCAAATTAAAACAGGTGACCGTATCCTTATCAAAGATCAAGATTCTAATAAAGAAGAAAATGGTATTTATATTGTTCAAGCGAGTGGTTCTCCAGTTCGTGCGGATGATTATAATTCTTCGAGTGAAATTGTTCAAGGCACATATACATCAATTGAGGAAGGGAATACATATGAAAATAAGAGTTTTATATTAACAACAAGTGGAACAATTACACCAGACACAACCGAATTAAACTTTACTCAATTCTCGATTGGTGGAGTCACAAATATAGTTGCTGGTGATGGACTAAGTGGAGGGGGTAATTCGGGAACAGTTACAGTAAATATAGACCTTACAGAATATTCAAATACAACGCCTGTTGATGGAGATAAGATACTTTCAATGAATTCTTCTCAAGAAGAACATACCATAACAACCGGATCATTAGCAACATTATTTTCAGGTGATGGATTAACAGCAACTAATTCTATAATTAATATTGATGCGAATCAAACAGGGATAACAACGATTTTAAATGCAGGGTTTACAAAAATAGGAAGGGGTTCGGGAATAGATAATGAATATATCTCATTTGATACAACTGATGAAGTTAACACCTATATTAATAATACAAAAAGGCTCAGTGTAACAGATACGGGTGTTAGTATTACAGGTGTAACCGAATTCACTGGTAATACAAGCTTTACTGGATCAATAATATGTTCAATTGACTTAGATATCGAAGGAGATATTGATATGGCTACGGGAAAGAAAGTAACATGGGTTGATGATAATCAATCTATTTCTGGAACAGCCTCAGGAATTACATTACTCTCAGGGGGGACAGTTGATATCCAATCGTCCGGAAATATAACAATAGATTCATCCGGAGGAAGTATAGGTTTGGGGGCGGATGCAGATTCTCAAGCAATTAATGTAGGGACTGGTGCTGCTGCCCGAACAATTACGGTTGGTAATGTAACAGGGGCAACCGCAGTAAACCTAAACGCCGGAACAGGTGGCTTAACATTCGCATCAACTGGAACGGGTGATATTATTATTAATTCAGATAATACATTATTACTTGATTCCGATGGTGTCTTGGAATTAAATTCATCGGGTGGAGCAATTAGTATTGGTAATGATGATAATGCTCAAGCAATTAATGTAGGGACCGGTGCTGCGGCTCGAACGATTACTATTGGTAATGTGGTAGGAGCAACAGAAGTAAATCTGAACGCCGGAACAGGTGGCTTAACATTCGCATCAACGGGAGAAGGGAATATTATTATTAATTCAGATAATACATTATTACTTGATTCCGATGGTGTCTTGGAACTAAATTCATCCGGTGGAGCAATTAGTATTGGTAATGATGATAACGCTCAAGCGATTAATGTAGGAACTGGTGCTGCTGCCCGAACAATTACGGTTGGTAATGTAACAGGGGCAACCGAAGTAAACCTAAACGCCGGAACAGGTGGCTTAACATTCACATCAACTGGAACGGGTAATATTATTATTAATTCAGATAATACATTATTACTTGATTCCGATGGTGTCTTGGAACTAAATTCATCTGGTGGAGCAATTAGTATTGGCAATGATGATAACGCTCAAGCAATTAATGTAGGGACTGGTGCTGCTGACCGAACAATTACGGTTGGTAATATAACAGGGGCAACAGCAGTAAACCTGAACGCTGGAACAGGTGGCTTAACATTCGCATCAACTGGAACTGGTGATATTATTATTAATTCAGATAATACATTATTACTTGATTCCGATGGTGTCTTGGAACTAAATTCATCTGGTGGAGCAATTAGTATTGGCAATGATGACAACGCTCAAGCAATTAATGTAGGAACTGGTGCTGCTGCCCGAACAATTACGATTGGTAATGTAACCGGAGCAACAGAAGTAAACATGAACGCTGGGACAGGTGGTTTAACATTCGCATCAACAGGAGAAGGGGATATTATTATTAATTCAGATGATACATTACTATTGGATGCTGATGGTGTCTTAGAACTAAATTCATCCGGTGGAGCAATTAGTATTGGAAATGATGATAACGATCAAGCGATTAATATAGGAACTCAAGGAGAACGCACAATTTCAATTGGAACAGGGGCATTCTCTGATACAATTACGATTGGTAATGTAACCGGGGCAACAGAAGTAAACCTGAACGCCGGAACAGGTGGCTTAACATTCACATCAACTGGAACGGGTGATATTATTATTAATTCAGATAATACATTATTACTTGATTCCGATGGTGTCTTGGAACTAAATTCATCTGGTGGAGCA